CCGCGCCGGTATCACCGAAAACGGTGTCTACCTGCAAGACGAGGTACAAAGGCTCGCCCGCTCCCAGGTTTCGCAGGGTAGGGGTGGCCCCAAGGTCGATAACGTCGGAGTTGGGGAGGATCGCGTTGCCAACAGCAAGGGCAATCGCGGCGGCGTCAGCAAATTCAAGTCTTTCGTCGAGAATCATGGTAGTGCTCCTTTTTGAAATGCCGGGGTTTCCCCCGGCCTGGTGTCAGTCAGAAATTAGATCCCGGTCTCAGTGCTCAGCAGAGCGTCGCAACGACGGATCGGGATTTTGCGGAAAACCTGTATCATCTTGCCCTGCGCGTCCTCGACCGTCTGGAAGGCCATGTTTGCCTTGTAATTGGCCTGTATGTCGATAGCGTCCAGGGCATCGCGGTTCGCATAGAAGGCCGGTCGGCCCATGCCGAGGCTGGGGATACGGCGCATGGCCTTGCCCATCATCTCGGCCAGAACCGGGCCGGAAGAACCGGCGGCGATGACATCCTCAAGGTCGAAGTTCATGCGAACGACGTACCGCCAGTCGCGGACGCAGAGGCCAGCGTCCCAACGATAGTGGGTCCGGTAGGCTTCCATCCGCCCGCCCGCGCCATCCACGTTCTCGATAGTAACCTCGCCCTTGTCGGTGATCTGCAAACCACCAACGGAGCCTTTCGGGTAGAGGCAATGCACGGTGTTCGGACCCCACACTACCAGCCAGATAGAAGCGTTGTCCGCATTATCCGGGGTGGCGGCGGAGGTCAGGATGTTCTCACCATTGGCCGCGCTCTGGTCGTTAAAGCGCGGGGCCAAGCCGGTGAAGGCCTCGGGCTCGGAGCTCTCATTCCCGTAGAACAGAGTCGATGCAAACTCCTGATTCATACCCTCAATATGGGCCATATCTTCGGAGAGCCGGAAAGCGGCGGTGTTACCGTTGAGATCGGCCAGAGCCTTATCAACTTCCGCATAGGCCTCAAGCATGCCCATAGAGTCCGTTACCTGTACGGCGGTGCCTTTAGAAGGCTGAACGCCGCCATACAGCTTACGCCAGGTGGGGGTAGGCAGGCCTGCGCGGATGCTGGTGCGGTGGCCGGTAACGCCGTTGGCCTCGATGAACACGGCGTCGTCGATAATCTCGTTGGTCATGTTGAGAATTTCGACGAGTTTGTCGATCTTGCCGTTGGGGTCAAGCTGTTTTGCTACATCCAACAGGGTCGGATGGGTTGCGGAAAGGGTAGCCATTTTCTAATCTCCTTGGTTGTTTATCACGTTTTGTCGTAAAAGGCTTCGGCGGCTGATTTTCCCGCCCCTTCCGGCTTCTTTGTGCCGGGTACGAGGCGGTCTTCGCTCACCGCTTTGCCCATGCGGTATAACAAGCGTATAACCTCGGGGTGGTTTCCGAGGCCGCTTTCGTGGAGCATTGACGAAAGCTCCGGGGTGCCGAAGGTGTCGAGGGCTTTTCTCGCAACGGCTACGCTCTCGTGGAGCGCGTCACCTCCGAACTCTTTGTCGGTCTTCGAGGCGTCCGCCCACTGCGTCTGAGCGGCGGTGATCTGCTCGCGGTACATATTCTCAGTGCGTTGTACCGCCCGCGTGCCCATATCAACGAGCTTTTGCGTCTCCTCCTGACTCAAGTTCTTCTCTTTGGCAAAAGCCTTGAGATCCTCGATGCTCTCGGTGAGCACAATACCCTCGGGTACGGTAAATTCTGCGTACTCTTCCGGGGCTCCTGCTGGCTCCCCCGGGGGCGTTCCTTCGGCGGGGGGCGGGGCGCCTTCTGCGGGGGGCGTTCCTTCGGCTGGGGGTACCACCGGCTCGGTGGTCAGTAAGGAATCGGGGGTTGCAGGAATTGCAGGGGCTCCGGTGTCATTTTGGTTTGTTCCGGGTATCTGCGGCTCGGTTGACATCTTTTTCCCTCGCGTCTTTGTGCTCATTGAGCATTGTGTTATAGTGGCCGGGACAGTGCTCCATGATGTCGGTCAACTGCTGCAAGCCCACGTTCCGCTTGCCCTCGTTGAAAGCCATCGCGGCATTATTCGTGCTAAAGCTCGAATGAAAAACCCCAGCCGCGCCGAGCAAGCGCCACATAAATCTGCGGCCTTGCTTGTTCCCCATGAGCCAACACAGGTCACTTTTTTCTCTTTCTCTCGAAAGTCGCTCCTCGTCCGCCGTTTGGGCGGTCGTGCGTTCCTGCTCGGAGAGGTCAAAAGGGTTGTGTTCTTTCATGTTGTGGTTATCCTACTCTATTCTTTTGGGTTCATGGGTACGGGGGCTATTTCATGTTTGAGTTCGGGTACATCGTTTTGGCGTCCCCTTCTGCTTTCGCCGGAGCGATTTCCATATCGGTGATCTGCAACTCCGTGGACAAGCGGGTACCACCTTCCCGTTCTTCCTCCGCACGGCAGCTTGTCACTTTTACCGTCGCGGTGAGGGTCATAAACTGCCCGACCATTGGCGGGGCTTTGTCGAGCCCAAGTTTCGTCATCGACTCGTGGTTGAGGGAAATCTCCAACCCATAAGGATACTTCGGTGCGTCCCTCTCAACAGGTTCGCTTCCGTCCTCAAGTTTCTCGGTACTCATCATATTTACCATTGTGCCCCTCCTATACCGTGGCGTTGTAGCCTTGAACTTGGTTCATTAAGTCAGTAAGCGCGTTCTTTCCGCTTGTGTCGGCTTGCGAGAGGTCGCGGGCCGTGCTGGCGGCCTGGGGGATCATCGCGGCTTTCTGCGCTTCGGCTTGGGCCTGCGCTCTCGCCCCCCTCAACTCTTCTACCTTGTCGTCGGCCACGATGATGCTTGGCTCGACGCCCAACATCTCCGCGTAACGATCAACCGCTTGGTCCTTGTCGATCTTGTCCCAGACGCTCGCATCGCCCGACCCGGCGGCCAGATTGCCCACGGTGCCGAGTAGGCGATCCATAGAGCCGAGGCCCACCATCTTCTGCGCCTGGGCCAGGGTAGATACGAACTCGACCTTAAGCTCGGAGTCTTGCAACTCTTTGGGCGGAGGAGGCAAAAGCCCCGCGTCCATGATGCGCTGGAAAGTCAAGTCGATCTTGGGGCTGAGCATCTCGTTGAACAAGCGCTCAAGCACGGGGCCGAGCATGAGGAGCTTCTCCTCGTGCCGCTCTGCAACTTCGGTGGCCGTGGCCGGGGTGCGCCGGTTGTCTTGGGAGATCATCAGGAACAGATCGGCGTAAAAGCCTTTGTTGATCCGCCCCCGAACGTCCTGAATGTCAGCGAGCAAGTGGCCGAGATCGAGGTTGACCTCCCACGCGGTACGGATGCCGTGGCCCTGCGCGGTACTCGGTACGAAGGTCACTCCGCCGGGCAACAAGTTCGACCCTTTGTTCCGCATCTCTGCGGGCATTTGAATGGGGGGCTTGGTCTGGTAGTCAATGGCCTGCCCCTTGCGAAGCTGTTCCTGTTGGAGCTGCTTGATTGACCCCAACACCCGGAAGCTCGGCCCGTTGCCGTAGATGTCCCCGCCGCGCACATGCCAACGGGGGGCGATGGCCGGGAAGCTCTTGTACCCGGACTCGCGCAGGAAAACGTCGCTATCTCCTGCGTTCTCGAAGTAACAAGAGGCGAACTTCATATTCGCCGAGTCTTTCTTCGTGGTGTCACGGTCAAGTCGCGGCTGAATGATGTGGCTCACCGTGACCCAATTATCCAAACCCTTGCCGTTCTCGTAGAGATTCTTGATCGTGCTCGATACTCCGTCCCACTTCATCGAGCCGTCGCGTTGCATGACGAACTTCTGCACGATCTGCAAGACGGTCATATCGAACTCACGGCAAACGGTGTCCACCTTGCCCCGGTCGTTGGTGCCAAGCGCGTACTCGCCTGCGGTCAATACGGAGTGGTGGATCACGGTGTCGTAGTCGTCTTCGATGATCGAGCAGGCAGAACCGAAAGCGCCCAGCTCCTCGTACATCGAGTGCAGGGCGTTATAGGTGTTGGACTTGGCGAAGATGTCACGCATTAGCTCCGTAACGTCGTGGAGCCACCAACGCACGGTGTCAACCTCCATCAAGTCTTTATCCGGGGTAGCGAGCCTGAACCAAGGCCGCGCCGGGCTGGTCATGCCCGCCATCATTCCGGCGGTCAGCACGTCAAGGGCGAAGGTGGCCGTCTCATCGTAGATCGAATTGAACGCCCTGTCGCCCTTGTTGCGGTCCGTGGTGAAGAACCGGCCGGAATAAGGGAGCAGATATTCGGTGATGTCCCGGTAGCGCTTGACCCAAGAAGACCGCTCTGTCCACAATGCGCCTTTCCGGGCCTGGTACTGCTTTTTCTTCGAGAGCTCTGCCATGGGTTATTGCCCGAGGAGTGAGTTTTTGCCGAGATTCAACAAGTCGTTCGTGACACCACCAGGGCCGGTGAGCATTGTCCCGCCGGCCGCTGCTGTCGCTGGGCCCATCGGGCCAGAAGCCTTTTGCGAAGCGCGGCGGGCTTGTTCATCGGGGGCTTGTGCGGCCTGGGCCTGCGGGGGTTTTACCGCGCGGTCTCTCGCAGACTGATCCATTACGTCCTGCTGCTGACTCGCGGCTTTTCGTCCTTGTTCACGCGTGGAAACTGCGGAGGCAACAGCCACGACGGCCATGACGGCGGAGACAGGGTCACACATAGCAAGAACTCCTTTTACGAAGTGAAAATAAACTCAGTTATATGGGTTATACTCTGGGACTTGGTTTTCATGGGTACGCCCTGCGCTCATGTACGGGTCGTGCTCCCTGATAATCCGCTCCTGCCACTCGGGGAGCTGGGCCTTGATCCTCTTCTCGATGGGGAAAGCGAACGTGTTCGAGTACGCGTCCCAATAGTCCGTAGAGTGCCCAAGGCGCTTCTTGATTATCTCTTTTGGTTCGAGAATGAGCCGGTCGCCCTGGAAGGTGTAGGTGATCGCCGTCGCTTCTCGGATAAGCTGCGGGATGTTCGGGAGTGCGCCCTTGTTCTTGATCCATTCGGCAAAAAGGAAGCTGTTCTCGGCGCGCTTGTTCGCGTACTTCGGGTTGAACGCCTTCCCCGCGTACTGGCAGTCGAACCAGTAATCGCGGTGCATCTGCTCCCCCGCATCGAGCACGCCAGCGCCCCACCCGCCCGTCCCGTCCACCACCACACCGTCGGCTTGCATTGCGTCCTCTTCGGCGGCCACATGCCCCGCGAGTACATGGCTCTTGACGTTACGGAAAACTTTGGGCGGGTGGCATACGAGTCCCTGGCGCGGGGCGATGACGCTGCTGTCGTCCCCCTGGCGGGCGACGTCCACCCCAAGGATGAGCGGCGCGTGGAGGTACTGATCCGCTTTGTAGAATCTGGCGATAGCCCGCTCCACGTCGTCGAGAGATACCAAGTTGTTAAATCCTGCGGGCGGGAACAGCCCCAGGATAGTCGCCATTACCCACGGGTTATCACGGCCATAGGTGTCGATCTGCTCGCGGGCCAGCTCGATGCTCACTCTCGGCGTGCGCTTCGGATCGTCCGGGTCGGCTGTGATGGTCACGATATTCCACGCGTTCCGCGCGGGGGAGCACGAGTGATAGAGCAAGCCATTGACGCTGGTGGGGTTGCCCGCCTGGGCGATGAGCGCGTCCTCGGGATCTCCTGTGAAAATCTGTTCAGCGGCGCGCCCAACGGCGGTGGGCATGTCGCCGGTCTCGTCGAGCAGAACGAACGGGTATTTACTGTGCAGTCCGGAGAGAGCGCGGCCTATAGAATCGGCGTCTGCGTCCTTGGCGAACGACCGCGCGGACAAGAACCACGTCTCGGGGTGATCATTGGCGTAAATCTGTTCTTTCGTCCAGGTGAAAGCGTTCTTGAGAAAACCAGAGCGCGATTGCCACTTGGAAAATTCTGTCCAGAGGTTGTCCTTGAGGTTGTCCCGGGTGATCGAGAGCGCGGCGCCTTTCGGATGCTCCCCGACGCTACCAAAGCAGGAGAGGCGGTGCCAGCCTACCCAAGAGAGCACGGCGCTCTTGCCAGGGCCAGTGCAGGCTTTCAACGCGAGACGCATACGGCGGGCACCAAGGAGGTCCTGGTGGCGCGGCTGTGCGAGGTAGTTGAGAACGTCGATCTGCCACTCATCGGGCTCGACGTTGAAATTGTCCACAACGAACTGCACGGGGTTGGCTCGCCAATCCGCTATGCGCCCGGAGGCTTGGCGAACTCTCGTCATTCTCCGCCGGTCCCGGCCACCAAGTCCTCAAGCGTGACCTTGCCCGAGTGCTCCATCTTGTCCTTGAGCATCCCGAAGTGACGGGCCATGAGTTCCAGAGCCTTCTCTTTCGAGTGGAGCTTGATTTCCACGCCGTCCTTGGTCTGCTTCACGCCAGCATAGAGCGCGGCGGCGGCGGGAGTCAGGTCGCGGGTGTCGGCAACGTGGACGTTTGAGACACCCTCGCCAAAGCACTCAAAGCACTCGCTGTTGGGCGCAAGCG